AACTGATTGTGTAATCAATAACTTAAGAATAGGTGATGAAAGCAATAGGTAAAAACTTAGTGGTTAAAATATCAAAAGCCGGTATATCTAAAACTCAAGGTGGTTTACTATTAGGTGAAAAACAAAGAGAAGATATAAGATATGCTGAAGGAACTGTAGTATCAGCGGGAGCTGATGCAGGTGGTTTAAAAACAAATGATGTTATTTATTTTGATAAAAATAATTCACATCAAATAGAAGTTAAAGACGAAATCTATAATGTAGTTAAGCTAGATCATGTAGTTATTGTTTTATGAGAATAGAACCTAGTGACATAAGAGAGTTAAACCTTTTAAAACATTATAGAATTATTAGAAAGTGGGCTTGTAAAAATTACGAGTTAAATGATGCAGACTTAGAGTTATTAATATATTTCGATTGCATGGATCTTTTTACACGAGAAGATTTTAAAATCGGTACGTATTCTTATAGTTGGGACAATAGACGCTGGAACAGATTACTTAAAGAAGGTTGGATAACGGTTTGGAGAAAACATAATCGCACAACCCAAAAGTATAATATTTATAAAGTTTCCTTCAAGTGTAAACAACTAATAAGTCGTATGTACCGAATTATGCTAGGAACAGAGGATATACCTACAAGTTTACATCGTAATAAAATAATGAAAGGTAAAACCTATATGGATAAAGTAATGATCACATCCATTAACAACGTTAACAAAGATAAAAACCGATAATCATGGGAAAAAAAGAAAAAAAAGTAGAGGTAAAAGAATTATCTCCTATTGACAAAAAGATTGCTAAGTTAGAAGCTAAAATCAAAGTTTTAAAATCTAAAAAATAAAGATATGATTAATCCTAATAAATTTGCTAATCAAAAAATCCAAGAATTAGGTAAAAGTCTTTTTCAAGGAGAAGAAATGGCTCAGCAAATGGCTAACAAGCAATTGGATCAACCGGTTCCTCCTCCAGGTCCTTATGGTGATATGAATCCTATAATGAACAAAGAAAGTAGAGAAGCTAGAAGACAAGAAAGAAAAAACATTAGAATGGCTAATAAAGCTTTACGTAGTTCAAGAAGAGAAAGAGCTAAAGGTGTAAAAGAACAAGGTCAAGAAAATTATAGCTATGATGGTTATGAAAAAGGTAGATATAATAAAAAAGGTGATGATATAGAATACGGTAAAGTAAAAAGATATTCTAAAAAAAATCCACCTTTAAACCAAAACGATCCTAAGTACAAAAGAGTAAACGTGCAAGATTTAGAAGATATGGGAAGAGTTAAGTCTGATAAAAAAGGTAAATACGTTGTTAATTCTGATGAAATGAAAACAGGATCATCTAAAGATACATTAAGATTTCCTAGAGGTGCAAAACACTATACAGGTAGAGATTACAAAGTGGGTGAAATGATTGATGAAAGTGATTTTGAAGATTTTGCAAAAGACGTAAATAAAACATAATATTATGAGCAAAAAAGGACAATATGGTAGCGATGCGGTATGGAGTGGACCTCATACACCATCAAACTTAAAAAAAGGTAATCCAAGATATGGTATGGATCCAATGCAGGTTTTAAAAGCAGATCTTCCATATAAAGCAGGACCAATTAGCAGTATTGCTAAAAGATAGTAAAATTTCACTAAAATGAGTGATAGAATAAGTGAACACATCTCGCTTAAAGAAGGGATTAAATCTCACACAGCTACTAGGCTTGGTATTGATAACACACCTAGAGAAATAGATTTAATTAACATGAAAACTATTGCAGAACAAGTGTTTGAACCTCTACGTAAATGGGTAGGTGGTCCAATTGCTATTAATAGTTTCTATCGCTCACCCAAATTAAATTCTGCTATTGGCGGAAGCACAACCTCACAACATTGTATAGGTTGCGCACTTGACCTAGATGATAACTATGGTTATAAGACTAATGCAGAGATGTATGAGTATATAAAAAATAATTTAGATTTCGATCAGATTATTTGGGAATTTGGCACAGAGGAAAACCCTAATTGGGTACATGTGAGTTACGTATCTGAAGATGCTAACAGAAGAAGATGTTTACAAGCTTATAAAGAAAACGGTAAAACTAAATACAAAATAATATGAACTCACCTTTTTTTAAAAAAATGATGAAAAACCCGTGCTGGAAAGGCTATGAGGCTTATGGTATGAAAACTAAAAACGGTAGAAAAGTACCTAACTGTGTTCCTAAGAAAAAGAAAAAGTAATGGCATTTAAATTACCAGGCAGTCCATTTGAAATGAGAAAAACTACCCAAGGCAAAGGTAGAACTTTTAGAAAAACAGAAGAGGGTGCTGGTATGACTAAAACAGGTGTTAAACAATATAGAAGAGAAAACCCTGGAAGTAAATTAAAAACTGCAGTAACTGGTAAAGTTAAACCAGGAAGCAAAGCTGCTAAAAGAAGAAAATCATTCTGCGCTAGATCAAAGGGCTGGACCGGTGAAAGAGGTAAAGCCGCTAGAAGAAGGTGGAAATGTTAAATAAAAAAAAATAAAAAAAAATGATTAGAAATTATTACACTGATTCTTATAAGTCTGGAATAGCTGTAACACCAAGTGATACATTATTATTGGACGGCAGAACAAAATCAACAACACCGCAAAGCTCGTGGAAACAATATAACTTATATGTTGGTAATTCACCAACTACACTACCTGTAACAACAACTAGCGATAACAATGCTGTAAGTAACTCAGCTAACGTTGGTTTAAAATCACCTAACCCACAAATTAAGGTTGGTATGAGAGTAACAGGTGCTGGTTTACCAGCTGATGGTCTTTTAATAGCTAGCGTAACAGATGCTAGTAATTACGTTTTAGCACAAGCTGACACTATAGCTGCTGATGCAACTCTTACATATAGTTATGATACAGAGGCTATTTTAAAAGTACACACTGTAAACGATGAAGTGGTAACATTTGTAAAACCTGCTCAAGGTTTTGTATTACCAGTTAGCGTTGTACAAGTTTATTCAACTGGTACAAGCGGTGGTGTAACAGATCTAATTGCATTAAGTTAATATCATGAATCAACCATTTTACAAAACCGGTTGGATACAAGATGTAACTAAAAGTATAAAAAAAAGAGGTACAAAAGGTGTTTGCACGGGATCTAAATTTGGTGGACCATCTTGTCCTCCAGGAAGTAAAAGATACAACTTAGCAAAGACCTTTAGAAAAATGTCTAAAAAATAAATAAAAAAAACAATATTATGCCAAACATTAGTAAAAAAGTAGCTTACGACGTAAAAGAAGCTAGCAATCAATCACTTTCTAAAAGTGCAAGAAAACATTACGCAGAAAACGCACAAGCAGGTTCTAAATCTGATTCAAAACACGGTTCTTGGATTTCTAAACATATGAGTTCATAGTCATGGGAAAATATAAACACGAAGGAAAAGGCCGAAACATCTCAGTAAGTGGTGGCCAAGAAAGAAAAGACTTGTTTAAAGATATGTCTGGTGGTTATAATGCTATGGGTGATTCAAACAGTCCAAATTATAAATATAACGGAAGTGCATTTAAACAAAGGTATAGTTCACCTATGGAAAAGTACGGACCTTTACATGGTAATGCTTTTGGTCATGCTATGCAAAAAGCTGGAGGTGATTATGAAAAAGCAAAATCTATGTTAGAGATGAAAGGATCGCCAATGTATAAAAGAAAGCATCAAGTTCATGGAGTAGATTCTAAAGCTTCTGAACCAAAAGGTAATATGAAAGGTTTAAGTGCAAAAACTGCTCCAGTGATGCCGGCTAAACAGCCAAAGCGGGCGACAATGGTGAGAACCGTATATCCAGATACTCCATTAGAAAAATCTGGTTGCACAAGTGGTGGTGGATCTAAGTCTCCATATAAAATGGAAGGTGATCCTAAAAAAAAACTAAAAGGTAAAATAAATAAACTTTCAGGAAAACATAAAAAACTTTATGATGCTTACGAGCAAGGTCAAAAAGTAGATATGGATAAACTAGGTAGAGTAGAAGACAAACTTGAAAAGAAAGAAAAAAAATATAGTAAAAAATATGGATCAAGCCCATATAGTATGTATAAACATAAGAAATAACAACAATCAATAAACATTAACAACAAACAAAAATCAATTATTATGGCAAAATTTATCTCAATTCATTCATCAGGATCAGGTCTTGATGGAGGTGATGTTTTAATCGGAGTTGACGGCATCGTAGGTGTTGACGCAGCTTCAGGAACAAGTACAGTTATCAAATTAGACGGTGGTGTAATCGACGAATGTACAATTACTCACGGTTCAACAGGAACTACTCCGTCTGTAAGAGACGCGATCAACTACGCATTAACTGCTAATCCAGGTGGTGTAAAAGCTAAAGTTAAGCTTCCATCAGGAATAGAAGTTTCAAACGTTGTTTGGTCGTAATGAAACCAAAAGGCTTAGGTGATAGAATAGAAGATTTCACTAAGGCAACTGGAATTAAAAAAGTTGTTGATTCAGTATCACAGGGTTTAAACATACCCTGTGGCTGTCAACAGCGTAAAGAAAAACTTAATAAATTATTTCCTGGAAAGTAATGGCTTTTAAAATAAATCCACCATACGTTATCGATAACACTCCAATTTACAATGTAAGTTTAGAAGAAGGTGTATTAGGAAAAGCAGACAGAAACGGAAGTATTTTAATTAATAAAGATATTAAAGATCCAAAGCAAATACAAGGTGTAGTCGCTCATGAAAAGATTCATATAGATCAAATGAAGCGAGGTGATTTGGATTATGATGATAATAATGTTTACTGGAGAGGTAAACGTTACTCAAGAAAAACAATGGAGGAAGGTGCTAAAAATCTTCCTTGGGAAAAAGAAGCTTATGCCAGATCCTAAAAAAAAATTTAAAGATACAACAGTAGGTAAACTATTGTTTGGTGCCGCATCATTAGTCAACCCTGCATTAGGTAGTGTACTAAGTGGTGTAACTTCACCAGCTGAAGCTATTGCTGCTATCGGTAAATCTGATGCAAGTGGTGAAGATAAAATAAAACTACAACAGCTTATATTTGAACAACAAAATAAAGAAATGGAAGCTGTTACATCAAGATGGCAAGCCGATTCAATATCAGATTCATGGCTTTCTAAAAACGTACGCCCATTAGTATTAGTGTGGTGTATTGTTATATTTTCATTAGCTGGTATATTAGACAGCGTTGAATCAATACCATTTCATATAGGAGTAACCTGGAACGACACGTTTGAAAAAGTAATGATGGCTGTTGTTTTAGCTTATTTCGGTGGACGAAGTAGTGAAAAAGTTACAAGTATATTTAAAAAATAAATAAAACCTGTAACTATATTAATACATTAATAACCAATTAAATTAAATTAAAATGAGTGAAGTAAAATCAATTTCCAAAGACCAATTAGAAAAGATTCAAGATTTTCAAAAAGAGTTAAACAAACTTTTAAATGAAACAGGTTTCTTAGAAGCCCAAAAAACCGCAGTATTAGCTAAGTTCCATGAAGTTAACAAAAAAACTGAAGACTTTAAAAAAGAACTAGAAGAAGAATACGGTTCGATTAACATTAATCTTGAAGACGGTTCTTATACTCCTATCGAAAAAGAAGAAGAAGTTAAGGAGTAATGTCATCTGTTATTAGAAAGATCAGCATTGGATCTGATTATAAAACTGATGCAATGCATTATTCTCTAACTCAATCAGTATATGGAGGTCACACTATATCTCATATACTTTTTGACTCAGAAGATAATTCTTATAACATTTACATTAAAAAAAACAACGAGGTATTGCCATGGAAGAAATTTAATTCTAACATGGCTATATCCGTTGAGTATGATTTAGAATACTAATGAAAAGTATTTTTGATTTTATCGTTGAGCCTTACGGCCAGCGATATAATAATGAAGTTAAGGTAGGTGACAAAAGCCTAATAATTAACACTAAATCAGAAAGTTTTAAATCTGTTAATAACATAGCTAAAGTTATAGCTGTACCCAAAGCTTATAAAACACCTGTAAAACCAGGTGATTTAATTATGATTCATCATAATGTGTTTAGAAGATTTTTTGATATAAGAGGGCAAGAGAAAAATAGTAAGTCTTATTTTAAAGACGGTATGTATTTTGTTCAATTAAATCAAGTTTATTTATATAAATCTAAAGACAAATGGAAAGCTTTTGGTGATAGATGCTTTATAAATCCGATTCATAACAATGACGATCTAGACGCTAATTTAGAAGAAAGACTCATTGGTATACTAAAATATGGTAATAGTTCCTTAGAAGCGTTAGAAATATACGAGGGAGACCTAGTTGGTTACACACCGTTTGGTGAATATGATTTTATAGTGGATGGCAAGCGTCTTTATTGTATGAAATCAAATGATATTGTAATTAAATATGAACGTCAAGGAAACGAAAAAGAATATAATCCAAGCTGGGCACAGAGCGGTTGAAGAACTTATAAAGGTAGCTAAAGAAGCTATAGTTGATTCTGATGATGACATATCAGCTGATAGATTAAAAAATGCAGCGGCAACAAAAAAGCTAGCTATATTTGATGCTTTTGAAATACTTAATCGTATTAAAGAAGAAGAAGATATGTTAAATGATAAACCAAAAGAAGAAAAGAAAAAAGAAGCTTTTGGAGGATTTGCAGAAAGAAGATCTAAATAATGTATAAGCAAACTTTATATAAGGTAATTGACCATATAAAACCCCATGTAATAAAAAGATTAAATAAATCTAAAAAATGGGAGTACGGTTATAACAAAGAACACGATGTTATAGTTATATCTAAGAGTGGTCAAATAGGTGAAGTTTATGAAATACAAAATTTAAAAATAGCATTACCAAAAGAAAAAGATGTTAATAAGGATTACGATAAATGGCAAGTACATGAGTATCCAAAAGCATTAAAAAAAATTAAAACAATATTTGACTGGAAACAATATCCAGATGATTTTAAAGAAAAATGGTATGCGTATATTGATAGAGAATTTGCCAGGCGCCACGAAGGCTATTGGTTCACTAATAAAGGTAAAGCTACTTATATTACTGGTACTCATTACATGTACCTGCAGTGGTCCAAGATTGATGTTGGGCAAGCAGATTTTAGGGAAGCAAACAGATTATTCTTTATATTCTGGGAAGCTTGTAAAGCAGATAAACGTTGCTACGGAATGTGCTACCTCAAAAACAGACGGTCTGGTTTTTCATTCATGGCATCAGGCGAAACTGTCAACCTTGCCACTATCTCTAGTGATGCTAGATACGGTGTCTTATCAAAGTCAGGGGCTGATGCGAAGAAAATGTTTACCGATAAAATCGTACCAATTTCCGTCAACTATCCTTTTTTCTTCAAGCCGATTCAAGACGGTATGGATCGACCAAAAACAGAACTTGCTTATAGAGTTCCCGCTAGTAGGTTTACAAGAAGAAAACTAGATACTAACGAACAGTTAGAAGAATTAGAAG